TATTACCTACTGCTTTGAAGACAGAGATAGTAATCACGGCTAACTTAAGGGAATGGAGATTGATTTTTAAACAACGTACAGCTAAAGCTGCTCATCCGCAGATGAGAGAAATAATGATTCCTTTATTGAAGGATTTTCAAAGACGGATACCAGTAATATATGCGGACATTAAAATATAAATATAAACTTGTTACTAATTGGTCGGAGCTTCATCGGTTAATTAAGTATTGTAAACAGACCGGATATGCTTCGACTGATTTTGAGTCTTCAGGAACAAATGCTATGTATCCAGGAAGTTATCCAACTATTTTGGGGGTGTCATTTCAACCAGGGGGAGCTTGGATAATACCTCTAGCTCATAAGGAATCCCCATTTTTAGAGAATGGTGAGTGGATTAGAATTCTTCAACATTTCGGTAGAGAAGTTATAGAAGATCCAGAGATAGTTAAGGTTGGACAGAATATTAAATTTGAAATGAATTGGTGGCGTAAGTATGGGATTATTATGGTTGGTAGAGTATTTGATACTATGCTTGCTAAGTATTTATTGGACGAGGAACGTCCTCATGGGTTAAAGGAAATGGTTGGTAGATTCTTACCAGATTATGATGGGTATGATTTACCAGGAAAACCAGGACCTAAGGCTGAGAGGGATAGGCTTATTGAGTTTTGGTCTAATGTACCTCTTGATAGCTTATCTAAGTACTGTGCTTTTGATGCTGATTTAACTCTTAGATTGTGGATATTCTTTGAACGTAGATTAATTGATAATGGATTCTATCCTTTCTTCAGGAATATGATGATGATGGCTTCTCACGTTCTTGCCGAAGCAGAGTGGAGGGGGATGACAATAGATAGGGATTATCTTAAGGGGTTGCTTGAGATTTATGGAGAGAAAATTGAAGAATGCGAAAAAAGGTTAAGAAGTATTTCTATTATTGTAAAGTATGAAAAACATAGGCTTAAGTCTGTTAAAAAGAAGATGATTAAGGAGCTTCAGGACGAGATAGAAGTTTTGAAAAAAAGTAGAGAGAATGCCAGATTGATTGTTAATAGGCAGGAGAAGATGTCCAGGCAAATTGCAGGAGATTATACTACCAAAAAGGAGAGGGAGATGATAGAGCCTGTTAATTTCAATAGCCCTACTCAGATGATAGATTTGTTATACGAGAGTAAATATGGATTTCAATTTCATGTAATTAATTATACTGTAGATAAAAATACTAAGAAAGAAACAGATACTCCTACCACTAACGAGGAGGTGTTATTAGAATTACAACATTTGGATGAATCTGGTTTTATAAAAAATCTTCTCGAGTTACGGGAATTGATGAAGATGTATTCTACTTATATTAAAGGGATATGGGAAAGGTTAAATTCAAATAATAAAGTACATGGAAGCTTTTTGTTACACGGAACTGTCACAGGTAGATTGTCCTCACGTAACCCTAATTTACAGAACATACCGAGGGATACCACGTCTAGTGATATTAAGAAGATGTTCATTGCTCCCAGAGGTAAAGTGCTTTTGCAAATCGACTATTCTCAAGCCGAGCTTAGGGTTCTTGCTGCAGCGGCAAAAGAAGAAACAATGATAGAATGGTTTGCTACTGGTAGGGATGTACATCTTGCTTCTGCTTGTTTAAAATGGGGTACAAATTATGATGATGTATTAAAAATATTAAACAATGAGGATCATAAGGATTTTAAATTGTGGAAAGCTAGGAGAAAGCAGGCTAAAACTATTAATTTTGGTATAGTTTATGGGCAGACTGCAAAGAAATTATCTGAGAGTTTATCTACAGATGATTATAGGGTGTCTAGAGAAGAAGCACAAGAATTTTTAGATCATTTCAATGATCAATTTCCTGCTATTGCTAGACATATAATTAAACAACAAAGATATGCTAAGACACATGGATATGTTCTAAACTTATTCGGAAGAAAAAGACGGTTACCAAATGTAGAATCAGATAATTGGGGAAAGCAGGCTGAGGCTTTAAGACAGGCAGTTAATGCTCCTATTCAGGGGGCTGCATCTGATTTTACTTTGTTTAGTTCTATTCTTATTTGGGAACATATTAATAATGGATTGTTACCTAAATCATTAGAGCAAGTAGGAACAGTACATGATTCATTGATGTATTATATTGACCCTAAAGATATCCATGAAGCTATCCCTAAACTTTATAGTATATGTAGAAATCCAGAAACTAGAACATGGTTTAATTTTGAAGTTAAAGGAATTGAAATGAAAGTTGATTTTGAGATTGGTAAAAATTGGGGAGAATTACGTAGGTATGATGAACAAGAAGATTATATTAAGTGGGTCGTATAAAGTACTATTATATAATATAATAATAAAGAGATGAAGAAGGGTAAGATTATACAATATGCTATGCGATCTGAGTTAATGAATGTGAAGTTTAGCTATGGTGATGAGGAGTATAGTTTTAATTTATTTTCTGAATTAGTTGTTAATGAGAATGTAATTAATAAAGAGATAAAAGAACAACCTTCTTCTTATGCTTTTCTTGGGATGTTACATAAGAAATTAATACGTATTGCTAAGGATAAAGAAAGACAGGCTGAAAAAATTTGGTCAGGATTATATATAATGAATAAAGAAAAGCTCGATGATCTTACTGGTAGGCCTACAACTAATGAATTAGCTAAAGAAAAAGCTACTTATGCTAAAAAGTACCAAGAAGCTATTAAAGCTCAAATTGCGGCTGAGCATAATGCTGGGGTTATCGAGGTATGTGTGAAATCATTTGAACAAAGATCAAATTTAATACAAACTCTCTCTGCTAATATAAGGAAAACAAATTAATATGAATAAGAAAAGACATATAAGACATGGTGGATCAGGTACTAAACCCTATAAATTTATAGAAAAAGCTATTGAAATAAGAGATAGTAATTTAAAATTAATCAGCAAATATTCGTAAAACTAATTAATTATGGCAGAACTTAAAGAAAGATTAAAAAAGAAAAAAGCAGAATTGAAAGCTAAGGGTAATATAGGTGATATCGTTTTTCTTAAGGATGGTGATGAACGTAGAATACGTATCCTAAATATGGGTAAAGAAAACGAATTTATTAAAGAGGTTAATCAGTTTTATTTAGGGGGTGATATTAAAGGGGTTATTTCTCCTCAATCATTTGGAGAACCTTGTGCGATCAATGAAGCTTATGAGGAACTTAAAAATTCTGATGAGGAGGATAATCGGGAATTGGCTAATAAATTTTCTCCTCGTGTAAGGTATTTAGCTTATTGTGTTTTTTACAAGGACAAAGCAGGTAAGGAATTGGATGAAAACTTATCTCCAAAATTTGTTCTTTTGACTTCGGGGATGTATCAAAAGATTATTGAATATTATTTGGATGAGGATGAGTGGGGGGATATGACAGATCCAGAAGAGGGGTATGATCTTAAATTATCTCGTACTGGTACTGGTAAAACAGATACAGAATATTCTGTAAGTCCTTGTAAAAATACCAGAGCTCCAAAGAAATTCCGGAAGAAAGAATATGATCTGGATGAAGAGGTTCATAAGATTATGCCTACTTATGAAGAGACTGAAATGTTTAGGGATCAGTTCTTGGGTTTGGAGAAAGAGGAGGATGATGGAGAAAAGAAACCCAAGAAGAAAAAGAAACTCAAGAAGAAAATCAAGAAAACAGATGCTGATTAATGGCTAAGAAAAAGAAACCAAAGGTTGGATCAGTATTGACTGATGCCCAAGCAGTTAAGAAGTATTATGGTTCAGGTATTGCTAGTGAGATAACAATTATGCCAGAAAATATGTTATGGTTGCCTTCTCGTAGTATATATTTGAATTATTCCATGGGTGGGGGGATTCCTTGGGGAAAGATTTGTGAAATATTTGGTGGGGAAAGTTCTGGGAAAACTCTTGTAGCTATGGATTTTGCTTATGCTGCTCAGTATCTGGGGGGTATAGTTTTATGGAATGATGCCGAGCAATCTTTCGATCCTTTTTGGGCTCAACAAAATGGTTTGGATTTGAATAAGATAATTATATATAATGAGACTGCTATTGAAAAGATATCTGATTGGGCTGCAGATATGGCAGTAACTTGGCGATCCAAACTTAAGAATAATGAACCTATTTTATTGGTAACTGATTCTGTTGCGGCTTTAGATTGTGAAGAAAATATAAATTCACAACAGACCGATGCGAAAGCAGAAATGGGGAATCGAGCTAAAGCTTTTTATAAATACTTGAGGATTAGGAACCAACTTTTTACAGAGTTAGGCATAACTTCTATTTTCATTAATCAATTGAGGAAGAAGGTAGGAGCAACGATATTCGAGGATCCAGACACAACCCCTGCTGGGAATGCTATGAAGTTTTTTGCTCACCAACGGTTAGCTTTTTTCCAAAAGAAACAGATAACTGAGGGGACTAAAGAGAGAAAAATTTGGTTAGGTAATGAAGTGTCTGTTCGATTAAAGAAGAATAAAGTTGCTCCTCCTCGTCCTACTTTTACTACTAGTATTTATTTTAATGCTGATCATGGAAGGGTAGGATTTGAGAAATATACTAATCTGGTCGAGCTATTGGTTAAGACAGGAACAGTTATTAAAAAAGGTAGTCGGTTTTATTATAAGGATGAGGTACTTGAGAATGGCAGAGAGGCTTTTCAAGAGTTACTAGAAGAGGATGCTGATCTTCGTAAAAAATTATTAAGAAGAGCAAAAATAAATACTCTATCTGCAACAAGGCGGAAGATGGATAAGCTTGATAAGAAGGGGATAAATCGTTATCCGGTAGTTGTTAGGGTAAGTAAAGAAATAGAAGAGGATGTCTAATAGAATAGCTATATTTGATGGTAATCATTTAGCTTATCGAGCTTTTTATAAATTTTCGAATCTTAGGACTTTAGATGGGACTAAGACTTCGATTATATATGGGATGCCTTATATAGCTGAGAGTCTAATTCGTAGACTTGGACCAGATCAAGTTGCTGTTGTATTTGATGGTGGTAGACATTATTTTAGGACTGATATTTTACCTGAGTATAAACAAAGAGATAAGAAACTTGGGTTCGATGCTGAGAATTTTCATAGTCAAAAAGATGTAGCTAAGACAATGTTTATGGCTCTGGGTTTGAAAGTAGCTCAGAGAAAGGGATTTGAAGCTGATGATATTATTGCTCAAATTACTCGAAGGTATTCTATGTCAGGGTGGGAGGTAGTAATTGTTTCGGCTGATAAAGATTTTAATCAGTTGATAACAGGACCTTATGAACATTATGGACCTGTCACTGTGTTCAATGTAAATAAAGGAAAGGAAATAAATGAATTTAATATTAAGGATATTACGGGGTATAGTAGTGAACGTTGCGTGGATTATCTTGCTCTTATTGGAGATAATTCTGATAATATTAAGGGTTATCCTTGCATTGGTCCAGCGCGGGCTGCTCAGATGTTTGAACGTTTTGGAAGTGTGGATGGATTTCTTAAGTCTAAAGATTCATTCGGGAAAGTTAACAAAGAAAAACTCAAGGTTATTTGGAGACGTAATAAAAAATTGATTGATTTGAAATATTTTTATCGAAAGTTTTTGATGAATGAACCTATTCCTTGGATCAATTCAGATGCTCAATTTTTACCTGGAACATTAAAGCAACTCTGTAATACCTATGAAATTAATTCATTTTTAAAACAACAATTTATAAAAACCTTTAAACAATTACAGGATGGAAAATAAGAGGATATTTATTACAGGAGCATCGGGTACAGGTAAATCTACTATTGCCAAACACATGTCAGAACTCTATAGGTTAGAGTATATCTCTACTTCGGCGAAGAGGGTATGGCCAGAATTTGGTTTTAAAAACCATAAAGAGGCTCATATTATTTCAAGTGTGTCCCAGTATGTTGGTGTAAGATATCAGACAGCTGTATTAAATAACAGGGCAGATTTACTTCATGGAAAAAAGAATTGGGTTACTGATCGTAGTCCTATTGATAATATAGTTTACTCTCTTATATCTATTGGTCATTCTTTATCCACAATAGAGTCAGGAAAATTTATTGATTATGCGATGAGTATACTGATGAAAGGAACTGGATTAATATATTTAAAATGGAATGAAGATATTCCCATCGAAAGTGAGGGGTATATAGACGGGATGAGAATAAACAACAGATATTATCAGAAGATGATTGATTCAGTGATATCTGGGTTTATTAATAGAATTAATTTTGAAGTTTATGGGGTAAAACTTTTGACCTTACCAGATTGGGATATAGATAAACGAGTAAAACTTATAGATGAATGGCTAAACTTATCGCATTAGCAGCGGGGGATATTCATTTTCATGATTGGAAACAATTTAATGAGAATGATGAACGTATTCAGATTTCGATTAATTTTTTGGTCGAGCTATTTCTCAGATCACATGAGGAACATATCCCCATTTTATTTGTGGGTGATATGTTTCATACTCCAAAAGGTTTAACTACTAAAACTATATATCTTTTTAATCAGATGATGCAGACTGTTTCTGATGAATTTTATAGTTCTAGGATGTATGGGATAACCGGTAATCATGAAAAGGATAAAGAATATTCTTCTTTTAAAGCTATGAGTTTTGCTTTTCCAAAAATTATTTATTGTATAGATGATAAAGCAGTAAAACTTAATCATTGTTCGTTAGTTGGAATTCCTTATTCAAAAAGAAATGTGGGAGTAGTGGATAAAATTAAGGAGGCTGCTAAAGTTTCAGGGGATAAGATACTCCTTCTTCATACGGAATTGTATGGGGCTCCTGATCCGAGTGGATATGAGCTAGAGCCCCAAAATTTACCACGAAATCTCAACGCGTTATTTAAGGATTTTAATTTAGTTCTAGCAGGACATGTCCATAAATTTACACAGGTAGAGAAAAATATATACATGGTGGGGGCGCCTAACCAACAGAGAAAATCTGATTCAGGATGTAAGATGGGGTATTTAGAAATATATGATGATTTTTCTGTCAAGTTTATAGAATGTAATATTTCACAATTTAGGTATTATAAAGAGGGGGAGGAACATGAGAATACAAATGATTTTTGGATTGAAATACCTAAGCCTAAAAAATTAAAGAAACAATCCGAAGCTGAATTCAGGCCGACTATGGATAAAACAACTATGGCAAAGAGGTATGCTAGGGAAACAGGAGTTAAGAGCCTAAAGAAAATAAATGCTTTAATAAATATCTTAAACGAAACAGATGAATAATGGAAACAGGAATTGTATTAGTTGCTAGAGAAAGAAAAAGGCAAATTGAAGAAGAGGGTTGGTCAAGTGAACATGATCAACAACATATCAATGGTGAATTAGCTGCATTAGCTATGTGTTATTTAACTGATCCAGAAAAACGTGAAGAAGAATTTGGGGAATTGGAACCGCCTATTTGGTTTCCAGAAAGTTGGGATTTGCAATGGTGGAAGCCTACACCTGATGATCGTATTCGTGAACTTGCTAAGGCAGGAGCCTTAATTGTTGCTGAAATTGATAGATTACAAGCGCTTAAAAAATTGAGATGATTAGATTTGGTGAAATGGTAGTTGAGGGTTTTGCCTCTATTGGAGAAGAAGTTTTTGATTGGGGGGTGGAAGGATTGAATATTATTCAAGCTCCTAATGGTTATGGGAAGACTAAATTTATTAATGCTTTAGTATGGTGTATTTATGGTAAGACTTTATCTGGATCAGTCGAGCCATGGCCTCATGTACGTCGGTCGAGCTATTGCGGTACACGAGTTGGTTTAAATATTTATATTGGATTAGAAGAAATATCGATAACTAGATATAAGGACTATACTAGGTTTAAAAATAGTTTAATTTTAAGGATTAATGATGGGGATCCAGAAGAGGGAGAGAAAAAAGATATCCAGAAGAAGATTGAAAAAATAATAGGATATAGTTATGATTTATTTAAAAACTCTATTATTTTTGGTCAAAAACTCAAGAGACTTATTTCTGAATCAGGACCAAATAAGAAAAAGGTTTTTGATGATGCTTTCGAAGTTACCTACATTCCTAAAGCAAAAAAAATTGCAGAGGAAAAATTAAGAGAATATAAAGATGAGGAGAGGGAAAATCAGAATAGTTTAAATATTCTTGAGGAAAAAATAAGAGGTAAGGAAGCAGAGATTAGTGCTGAACAAAATATGGTGGGTAATTTTGAAGGTGATAAGAAAAAGAGAGTGAAAGTTTTAAGAGGTTATTTGAAGGATAGGAAGACTGAATTGAAAATGTTCTTTATCCATCAGAATGATGATGAACTCAATAATCGCATTTATGAGTTGGGATTAGAGAAAGAGATATTTGAAAAGGATTTACCATCTGCTCAAGATTTTATGGATCTTACTACTAAGAAGGTGGGGTTAGATAAAGACATAGAGAATTCAAAAGAGGATAAAGAAGATATAAGATTATCGATCGAGCGATTTGAGAAACAAATTAAAAATGTTCCTGATTCTTGTGGTACATGTGGGAGACCTTTTACTAAAGATGATAAAAGACAGGAAAAAAGAAGATTGAAGAAGGAGTTAAGAATAGAACAAAAAGAATACCAAGAGAAAATTAATAGTATTGGAACGTTGAAGGGGCAATTACAGGAGATAGTAAACGACTTGTCTAGTGCATATAATTGTAAAGAAGGATATGACAATGCTTGTAAGATTTTAGAAGGACTAGAAGATAAGAAAAAAACTCTTTTAGAGCTCCAAAAATCTGTAGAAGACGTAAAAGTTGAAATTGAAAAAGAAAAAGCTAAAGTGCTAAAAAATAATATCGAAATCCTTACGCGCGAATTAAGCGATCTACAAATAAAAGCTAAACAAAAGAAAAAATATTTAAATAGGGTAAAACGGGATGTAAGGACTTATGAATGGTTAGTAAAAGACCCATTATCGAATTCTGGATTAAAGGCTTTTATCTTTAATATGATGTTGGATGATATAAATGAAAGATTGGATTTTTATACTAAATTTGTGGGGTTCCAAGTAGCATTTTTCATGGATATGAAATCGGCTAATAAAGATCTTGAGACTTATGTATTTCAAGGAGAAGAACCAGTTCCTTATGAGGATTTATCGGGGGGACAACAACAGGCAGTGGATATAGCGACTGCATTTGCTATTCATGATGTAGTTTCTGATACTAAGGATTGTAAATTACTTGTTATGGATGAAGTATTTGAATCATTGGATAAGGATAATATCGAGATCATGGCCGAGCTAATACAAGATAAAGCTCAGAATAAATGTCTGTATTTAGTTACTCACCGGGCTGAATTTAACCCTACAAATGCCAATATTATCGGGGTGGATTTTACCAATGGAATTACCTCATTGTCTTGAACTTTCTAGAAAACCTTAATACTATTAATAATAAAACCATAAGGCCATGCCGAATTCGAAAACAAAAGGGTCAAGGAATGAACGGAATGTAGCTAAGTTAATGGAGAATTGGTCTGGTTATGAATTTGCTCGTACTCCTCAATCTGGGGGCTTACATTGGAAAAAACAACATACTACTGGTGATATAGTTTGTATAGATGAGAAACATGGGCATAGGTTTAGTTTTTCTATAGAATGTAAATTTCATGAGAGTTTGGATTTATTACATCTTATAGATGATACTATAGGGAAAAAGTCTAATAAAATCTTATCTTTTTGGGAACAGACTACAAATGATGCTTGGCAAGCTAAACGCTTGCCTTTGCTTTTTATGCGGAGAAATGGAATGAAAAAGGATATGCATTTTGTGGTTATGGAAACTAATTTCTTTTTATTATTGTTGTCAGAGTTCGAGCCATGGGGAATTAAATATGGGATATTTCATTATAGTCATCCAGATTTTAATTTTACCATAATGAATTCAGAGGATTTATTTGCTACTGATTATAGGATTTTTCATAAACTCGGAAGGAAGGTTAGACGTAATGTTATCTCCAAAACTTGATTATATTTGGGTGGTAGCTTATATTAATAGAGACCACGTTCACAGGGTAGAGGAAGACCTGCTAGAATGTGGTCTTGGAGCAGTTAGAGTATATATTCCAACTGTGAGGATTCTTAAAAAACAGTTTAAGAATAAAAATATATATGATTATGTCCCATTACTTTTTAATTATGGATTTTTTCAATTACCTTATAATAAAGCTTGTGATGTAGAATTTCTTAAAAAAATGAGAGAAGAAATACCAGCTATTTATGGGTGGGTTTCTGATCCTCTTAAAGTTCTTAGGACTAAACCTAAACTGAGAATGGATAATAAGGACGGGGAAGAAGAAGAAGAAAGAACTGAGGGTGGAATAAAGATTTTGAAGAAGAGAAAACAAATACCAAGTGTGGCAGTTGCTAGAGAAGAAGAGATTGTCGAGCTATTGAAGGCTGCAGAAAATATGTCAGTCTTTTCTGATGGGCTTGTAGAAAAATTACAAATTGGATCATTCATTACTTTACAGGGGTATCCTTATGAGGGTATGCCGGCAGAGATAGTAGAAATAAATAAGAATAAAAAACAAGTGAAAGTAAGACTTTTACTTGAGACCATGATAACTACAGCTACTGTTAGCTTTGAAAATATTTTTTATACTGTATATGCGGATTTTGATAAATCATTTAAAGAGAAAAGTTTAGATGATATTGATGCTAAAGGAAAACGGAATCTGGATAAGATTTATGCTAATATAGGTTATGGAGAGGACTAACATAAATACTGAAGCATGGGAAATATTGAACGATGACGAAAAAACTGCCGTATCTCTATCACTAGGACACAGCAAGTCGACTTGGGAAGCGGGAGAGATAATGAGCAAGGCACACTTCAAATATTTGGAAATCCAGAAACGCGCTCGCAAATTCTTAGAGATTTTTACGAACCATCTAGAAAAGTATGGTGGGTTATTTCCGAAGGAGTTATCTATATCATTTGCTTTCAAAGAGTATCTTACCTTAACTATTATAGAGAGGAAAAATATATCTACTGCAACTCAGTCTATGGAGGATTCGTCTTATAGTACAGCAAGTCGAAGAAGTAAATTGATTATTTATGAAATAGAGAAATTGAGAGCGGATACCAGAGAATTTGCTTGTGACTTATACAACCTCATTATGGATTTCGATAGGTGGAATAATTTTAGGATACTCCCAGTAGAAATACAAGAACCTTCAGCTTTTAAAAGAAGAAATAAAGCTCGTAATATTAAACATTTAAGGAATATAACTACATTACCCAGATATTCAGTTTTTAGGTTAATAGAGATATATACTTATTCTGGAAAATACCATAAAGTATATTTACCATTAATCTCTACTCATCTTGATGGGGGTTATAAAATAATATCTGTTAGAAAGAAAGTGGGGATAATGAAAGATGTTACAGATACGGGACTTTTTCTTTTTACTGATCGAGCTATTGCGGGAGAGTTTGCAGATTTAGTATCAATGTATTTTCTTAGTTCAAGTCGTAATTGTAAGACAGGTCAGAAGTTTTGGCCAGAATTTAGGATGTTAATGGTAAAGGCTTATAATTATAGAGAACTTGAAAATATTCATAAATCAAGGACTTATCTGGATAATGCTATATTTGATCGTGATCCTGAAAAAGTCAAAAAACGTAAACAAAAACTAGAACGAGGAGAAAAACGATCTACATCTGATAAACTTTTTTATCCAGAGAAGTAAAAAAGAGCCCACATAATTTTGCTAGTAGTTTCATTATTATTATATTTATATATTATTATATTTATAAACAAATACTCTAGCTATGCTTAGTAATTCTCTTACATTACATGATCTTATTTCTGCTTTAGAAGAGATACGTGATAATTTAATCTTTGAAGGAAAGGATGATGATATTTTAGTGGTATCTAGTTCTGATTACGGGGATCATTGTCATACAGAACAATTAGTAGAAATATCGGAAGTAGTGATTAACCGCCCGACTAAAAATGCATATAGTCAATCTGGGTGGGCATTTCGATATCCACCAAAGGAGTTTTTTGAAGGTTCTGGAGGAGAAATTGATCCAGAAGATTTTGAAGATATTGAACAGGTGATAGTATTAAGAGGGATTTAATATGTCCAGAAAAAAACGTAAATTTGAAAGAGATATCTCAGATGCGGATAAATTTATTGGGACTCTTAAATTTAAACATATTAAACGGGAATGTGTTATTCGTGGGATGGAATTTGAAAATGTTATAAATTCGGGGATACCAGAATTAAGTAATTGGTTACGTAAACATTTTATTGATACAATTAGTTATGAGCTTTTAGATGCTTTTGATGATTGGCAGGAAGCTCAGATTATAGAAGCGATGGAGGGGAAAGAAGATAGTAATGATGCAGTTCTCCACCCTTCACTTAGATTGGGGTATATTGCAGAAAGAGATGAAGAAGGGAATGTGACTAAGAAGAAACGAGCTAGGACCATTATTAAACGAAAGAAAAAGAAAAGGGAACGAACTCAGGATGGGTTATTTCAGGGGACTAAGAAGGCTTTTACATTCGAGCTACAGCAACAAGGATTGACTAAAGAAGAAGTGATTAATAAAGTGTTAGAACAGTTTCCTGATGCTTCAGAAAAATCAATAGGTATATGGTTTAATAAATCTAAAAAATTAAAACATGGTACATGAGGCTGTAATTGAATTTTGTTCGATTTTTAATGAATTAATTGAACAAGGTTGGACTAAAAATGAAATATCTATTGAAGTTGGTTTATCTATGGTAGCCATTTTATCTTTACTGGGTGAAGAAAGAGAAAATAATCCTCGAGCTAGTACAATTGGGAAAGTACAGGATTTTATTAAAAGGCATAAAAATTATAATTATGATAATATGCCTGAAAGGTTT